GGCGTCTTACAACGCAGCCAACCCCGGCAAACCCGGTTTGAAACCACCGCAGCCACAAGGCGGCTCCCGGCGCGATTCTTTTTGCGCGAGGATGACGGGGATGAAGAAGAAATTGACTTCAGCGAAGACAGCCAACGACCCGAACAGCCGCATTAATAAATCTCTCAAAGCGTGGAAGTGCTGATGGAACAACATAAAGCAGAGTTAGTGAAAGCGGCTGTTGATGGGCTGTCTATAATTACCGTTATAGGCACTTTGTCTGAGTTACTCCCGCCGCTTGCGGCTCTGTTTACCGTCATCTGGACAGCAATCCGTATCTACGAAACTGAGACCATTAAAGGTCTTTTTAAGAAGGAAGATCAAAATGGCTGAAGCACCTAAACCCGCACCTCTTACAGAAGCCCAAAAAGAAGCTGTACAACGCGAAAAAGATAAACGTTTGTATGATCTTGAAACGCAAAAGGGAGGAGCGCCAACACCAGAGCGTCCTGTTAGCACTAAAAAATACGTTCGTGGTGGCGGTATTGAGTCTCGCGGTAAAACCAAGGGCCGGTTTGTATAATGCCTTCTACGTCAGCAAAGCAGCATCGTTTCATGGCAGCAATTGCAAACAACCCCTCTTTTGCTAAGAAAGTTGGGGTATCTCAATCTGTTGGCAAAGACTTCACTGCTGCTGACAAAGGTAAAACTTTCAATAAAGGTGGCATGATGAAAAATTTTAAAAATCTGTTCAAAGGCAAAGAAACTTACGGCGAAGAAATGAAAGAAGCCAAAGCCATCAAGTCTGGCAAGATCACCCCGAAGCAATACGCTATGGGTGAAGAGTCAGAGAAGTCAAAGAAATTTGCCAAAGGCGGCAGTATCCGTCGTATGGCTGATGGTGGTATGACCGCTCCTATGGCTCCCCCGATGCCCCCGCAACAACCCCCTGTCGATCCGCGTCAGATGGCTGCTATGCAAGCCGCTATGCAAGCCCAAGGTGGTGCTGCACCTATGGCCCCCGGTATGAAGCGTGGCGGGTCAGTTAGGTTTGCTAAAGGCGGCGGCATTGAGTCCCGTGGCAAAACCAAAGGCACGATTATCCGTATGGCGTCTGGTGGCTCTGTTAGCTCTGCTTCACGCCGTGCTGATGGCATTGCTCAACGTGGTAAGACCCGCTGCTAAAGTGAGAGCCTCTCGTGGGATGGGGGCCATAGCCCCCTCAAAGGTGCCAAAGCTCATCAAGAAGCGCGATGGCAACGAGCCTGTTAAAGTGTTTAAACAGGGTGGCAAGGTCAATGAAGCAGGGAACTACACCAAGCCGGGGCTGCGTAAGCGTATCTTCAACAGCGTCAAAGCCGCTGCGGTTCAAGGCACAGGCGCTGGGCAATGGAGCGCGAGAAAAGCTCAACTGATGGCTAAACGCTACAAGGCTGCTGGCGGGGGGTATAAAGATTGAAAGCACCACAGCAGTCTCTGAAAGATTGGGGCGACCAGAAATGGCGCACAAAATCGGGTAAACCCTCGTCTAAGACAGGGGAGCGGTATCTTCCTGAAGCAGCTATAAAGTCCCTCAGTCCGCAGGAATACGCTGCAACCACAAGGGCTAAACGCGCAGGTAAGGCAGCAGGTAAGCAGTTTGTAGCCCAACCCAAAAGCATAGCTAGAAAAACAGCGGGATATAGATAACATGGCCTCTAAAACTACAGCCACAACCGAATTCAACCTAGACCTAAACAATCTAGTTGAAGAGGCATTTGAGAGATGCGGGGCAGAACTGCGTTCCGGTTATGACATGCGGACGGCGCGGCGTAGTTTGAACCTGCTAACAATGGAATGGGCTAACCGAGGTATCAACCTCTGGACGATTGAGCAAGTTGATCAGGTATTGACCTATAACGTAGGTGACTATGATTTACCCGTAGATACAGTTGATCTATTAGACCACGTTATCCGCACGGGAACTGGCACCAACCAAACTGACATCAACATCTCCCGTATTTCTGTGAGTACCTATGCCACAATACCCAATAAGAATGCCACTGGTCGCCCAATCCAAGTGTGGTTCCAGAGAAAAACCGGCGCTACAGACTCAACCAATACCGTCGTCTATCCGCAGATTCATGTCTGGCCTAAGCCAGATAACAGCCAAACTTACACATTTGTGTATTGGCGTCTGCGTCGTATGCTTGACGCTGGTAATGGTATTAACGGTCAAGATGTGCCGTTTCGTTTTATTCCGTGTATGGTTGCTGGCCTTGCTTATCACCTCTCTAAGAAAATACCCGGAGCAGAATCCCGTATCCAGATGTTAAAAGCTGATTATGACGAGGCTTGGGACTGGGCTTCTACCGAGGATAGAGAGAAGGCTCCGATACGGTTTGTGCCGCGTCAAGCGTTTATAGGGAGCATGTAATGCCGAGTCAGTTTTCATCCGGCAAGAATTCAATTGCTGAATGTGACCGGTGTGGATTTCGGTTTAAACTAACGCAACTGAAGGGCTTGGTCATTAAGACCAAGAACGTGAATATCATGGTTTGCCCGGAGTGTTGGGAACCAGATCAGCCGCAGTTGTTGCTTGGTATGTATCCTGTAAATGATCCACAGGCGGTTAGGAACCCCAGACCGGACGTAAGTTATGTGACTTCCGGGGTAGGAGATGACGGTTACCCCAGTGGCGGTAGCAGAATAATCCAGTGGGGCTGGAATCCGGTGGGTGGTTCCAAGCAGTTTGACGCAGCATTGACGCCCAACAACTTGGCGCTCACAATCAGTATTGGCACGGTTACAATAGCAGTTACCTAGGAGACTCAAATGAACAAGAAAACAGTTACGCGGATTGCCGATGTAGAAGCTAGGAAAGTGGTTGGAGGGCATGAAAAGAAAATGCACGGCATGAAAAAGGGTGGTGTTACTTCGATGGCGATGAAAGCTGTAGGTCGTAACATGGCCCGTGCGAACAACCAAAAGGGTAAATAATGGTTACCACCAAGGACAAGAGCTTCAATAAAACCAAGCCTAATCCGAACCCTATGGGCAAGCAGGAAGATACGGGCTACCCGCAGACCGGCATTAAGACCTCCGGTATTCAGGTGCGTGGTGGTAAAGCGCAGACCAAAGGTCGTATGGCCCGTGGCCCGATGGCCTAAGAGGTAAAGCATGGACTACTCAACGCTGTTTATTACAATCAAGGGTTACATAGAGAACGACTTCCCCGATACTGTCTTCTACGGCAGTGATGGGACTACGGTAACGACCCTGACCAGCGTTGAGCAGATCAATACGTTCATTGAGCTTGCCGAGGAACGGGTCTACAACTCAGTCCAGATACCGGCTATCCGCAAGAACCAGACCGGCTTCATGACGCAGAGCAACAAGTACTTGTCGTTACCTTCGGATTGGCTGGCTACGTTCTCCTTGGCGGTGATTAATCCCACCACGAGCGCACAGAGCTTCCTGTTGGACAAGGATGTCAACTACATCCGCGAAGCCTTTCCCGTGCCTAGCGATACTGGGACGCCTACGCATTACGCTCAGTTCACAGACTCTTCTTTGATTCTTGGCCCAACCCCAGATGCGTCCTATCAAGTAGAGCTTCACTATTACTACTATCCTGAGACTATTGTGACCGCTGGATCAACTTGGCTGGGCAATAACTTTGAGACTGTCTTGCTGTATGGTTCGTTGCGTGAGGCGGCTGTGTTTGTAAAGGCTGAGGCAGATATGGTGGCTAATTATGAGGGTAAGTATCAAGAGTCCCTTGCGCTGCTTAAACAGCTTGGTGATGGTAAAAATCGTCGTGATGCCTACCGTAGTGGGCAAGTTAGGATACCGGTGCAATAATGGCATTTACGGGCAATATAGCTTGCAACACATTTAAATCAGGATTACCCAGCGGTACCTTCAGTATCAGTACGGCTTCAACTAATCTATATATCTCCCTATATACGAATGGAGCTACGTTGAATGCTGACACCGCTGGGTATACTTCTACCGGTGAAGTTGTAGCGTCAGGCTATACAGCCGGTGGGCAAGCTTTGGTGGTTACGGCTAACCCGACCACAGGGACAAGCACTACTGCTTACTTCTCATTTTCCAATGTGGTATGGACTAGCGCACTAACAGCGCGTGGGGCTTTGATTTACTTAAAAGACAACGTAACTAATCCGGCTATCTGTGTGCTGGATTTTGGCGCAGACAAAACCTCAACCACAACTTTCACGGTTCAGTTTCCTACGGCAGATAGCACTTCAGCCATCATAAGGATTTCATAATGATTGTCACTACGACAAAAGGCGACATGGATGAGTCCTTGCTCGTCAAGAAAGATGGCAACATGGAAAACTTAAACGAGAAGACCTCGTGGGTTGAATACTATTTAGGCGATGAGCTTGTCCACCGCTCTGTCAGTGTGGAGCTTAAAAACTCACTTGTCGTTGAAACAATTTTAGGAGAACTGTAATGGCTAATACTCAGGCGATGTGTACGTCGTTTAAATCAGAAATTCTTACCGGAACGCATAACTTTGGCGTTGCGCCTACGCGTGGCTCAACTGCTGCCGACTCGTTTAAAGCGGCTCTGTATCTAGCGTCAGCTACGGTTAATGCTACAACCACGGCTTACTCTGCTTCCAATGAAGTCACCGGGACAAACTATACGGCTGGTGGTGTTGCGGTTACCAATGCTACGGTTCCTACGACTTCAGGCACTACGGCTTACTGGACGCCTTCAGCTAGCATTACCTACACCAACGTGACGCTTTCAACCGCGTTTGATGCTGTCCTGATCTACAACAGCACTCAGTCCAACAAGGCTGTTTCCGTTCATACTTTTGGCTCACAGACGGTGACCGCAGGGACTTTCTCTCTGACGATGCCAGCCAACGCTCCTAGCACTGCACTGCTCAATATTGCTTAAAGGTATGAATCATGGCGCTCATTTTAGCTGACCGTGTAAGGGAGACATCCACTACAACGGGGACTGGGGCATTATCACTGGCTGGCGCAGTTGTCGGCTACCAAACATTTTCTAGTGCGATTGGTAACACCAATACCTGCTACTACGCTATATCCAATCCGGGTGTGGCTGAGTGGGAAGTAGGCATTGGCACGTATGCCACATCTGGTAACACCCTTACCAGAACGACGATCCTCAAATCGTCCAACTCCAACGCAGCGGTAAACTTTAGCGCCGGAACCAAAGATGTATTTGTTACCTATCCGGCTGGCAAGTCTGTATATCAAGATGCTTCGGGTAATGTGACTCTTGCGGGGACGCTGACTGCCAACACCATCGGCGCATTCACACTGGGCGGCACAGTAGCAGGTGGCGGCAATCAGCTTAATAACGTCATCATTGGAACGACGACTCCGCTGGCTGGTGCGTTTACGACGCTGAGTGCGAGTGGGTTAATAAGCGCCAATGGTGGAGTTCAATTAGGTGGGCAAAATTTAGCATGGAATGAGGTTTCTGTTCGTTCGTGGACAATGACAACGGCCACAACTTCTGGCAGCTTATCCATCAACTCTGGTGACTCTTTAGGGTCTTTAAAAGTTAATGTTCCTCTAGCGGTAACGGGAACGCTGAGTAGCACATTAGACGCAACCATATACGGTCTGACGGTAGGCCGTGGCGGGGGTGCTGTATCGACGAATACGGCGGTGGGTGCTAGTGCTTTGGCGGCTAATACAAGTGGGACAGCTTGCACCGCTGTTGGTTATCAAGCTGGATACAGCAATACCACTGGTGAAAGTACTGCCTTTGGTTACAAAGCTCTGTTTTCAAACACTACTGGAAATTACAACCACGCCATTGGTGAAGGTGCTTTATTCTCAAATACAACTGGTTCAAACAATACAAGTGTTGGCCGCTCTGGTCTTGAAAACAACACTACAGGAGGAAACAATACTAGCTTGGGTTTTCAAGCACTCATCTCCAACACCACCGCCAGCAACAACACCGCTGTGGGGTATCAAGCGGGGTATGCGAATACAACGGGTTCAAGTTTAGTTGCTGTTGGATATGTTGCATTGGCCTCAAACACAACAGGCACATTGAATACTGCTGTTGGTTGGGGTGCGGCGCAGTTGAATACCACGGGTGCAAATAATTCAGCTTTTGGGGATGAATCACTACGGTTCAACACGACAGGCGGTTTAAATACCGCAATTGGCGCTGCCGCTTTAAACGCTAACACCACCGCCAGCTACAACACCGCAGTGGGGTATCAAGCTGCTTATTCAAACACCACAGGTTTATACGAAACTTTTGTAGGTGCGTTGGCTGGTTACGCAAACACAACAGGCGAAGGAAACTCTGCTCTAGGTGTTCAAGCATTAGAAGCAAATACTACTGGTGGGTTCAACACCGCAATTGGTCGTTTTGCGTTAAAAGCCAACACCACCGCCAGCAACAACACTGCTGTGGGTTATCAGGCGCTTTACGCCAATACAACTGGCGCTCAAAACACAGCCGTAGGTGGTTATGCCCCAACGATTGCTGGTGCGGCTCTTCAAGCCAACACCACAGGTTCATACAATGTGGCTATGGGTACTGGGGCATTAAACGCCAACACCACCGCTAGCGGCAATACTGCCGTGGGGTATCAGGCGCTCTATACTTCAAACAGAACCGCGGATGCAAATGCTTATAACTTGGGCATTGGGTATCAAGCAGGGGTTGGCCTCACAACTGGTCAATACAATACATTCGTTGGCGGAAATGCTCCCGGATGGTTAGTTACTTCTGGCTCTAAAAATACGATTCTTGGAAATTACAACGGTAACCAAGGTGGCATAGACATTCGCACATCATCAAATTATGTTGTTTTGAGCGATGGAAGTGGAAATATTGTTTTTTATACCGCAGGGTCAAGTGGAACTCCTTATTCTTGGGGATTGCCGGGTTCTGCAAGTATTTATCAAGGTGCTGGCATCACCTTCCCCGCCACACAGTCCGCATCGACAGACGCGAATACGCTGGATGATTATGAGGAGGGAACTTTTACGCCTAGTTTAGGAGGCACAGCAACATACAGTTCCCAAATTGGTCGTTACACAAAGGTTGGAAGAATGGTAACTATTAATTTTGATATTATTGTATCTATATTAGGCACAGGTAGCACAACGCTTATTTCTGGAATACCATTTACTGCTTCAGCTACAGGCGTAGGTCGTGGTTCATCAGGATATTTTCAATCTTTAGCGGTAAACGTAATTGCATTAACGTGCTACGTGGACGACAGCGCGTCCACTATTGGATTCATTTCTATGGCTGCGGCTGGTGGAACTGCAACTATAAACCCTGCAATCTTTGGAAATGGTGCAAGGGTTCAAGGTTCGGTTTGTTACTTTGCTTAAATATTCACTTAAAAATTTGCTTGTTGAAACGTTGTTTTTTAATTAACTACACCGGATTAGTGTAGTCAGACAAAGGAGAAACAAATGGCAATAACCAAAGAAACCGCAATCGACCAGATCACCGTCACTGAGAACGGCATCATCCTCTATCGTGAAGCCACGCGCATCATGGAAGATGGCACCGAACTGACCAAGACCTACCACCGCAGCAGCTTGACGCCAAAGCAAGACCTGACGGGTGTGCCTGAGAAGGTTGTGGCGATCTGCAATACCGCATGGACGCAAGACGTGATTGACGCTTACAAAGCCTCGAAAGTAAAAGATGAACCTGCTCAAGTCTAAAACAGTCTGGTATGCGATCATCATCGCAATACTTTCAATCGTTCAGGGCTATATAGGTTTGCTGCCGATGACGCCGGTAGCACAGATGTTTGTCGGGATTACGATCTCGGTGGGCATTGTTATTTTGCGTCTTTTAACCACTCAACCCATAGGGGCTAAGTAATGATTAAGCTGGAACTGGATGTAGCAGAAGTTAATGGTGTGCTTCATGCTTTGGGTCAGATGTCGTATGCTCAAGTAGCTGGACTGATTGGAAAGATACAAATCCAAGCGCAGCCGCAAGTTGAAGCCATTAAACAAGCTGAAGAAAAACCGGTAGAAGCTGCGTAAGCCATGTTTGGGTTTGAGTCCCTATCCGCTGCCGCCTTTGCTGATGATGCGGTAGATTCAACCGTAGGTATAACTGCGGTTACTAGCACCGGCTCAGTAGGCACGGTAGGGGTTTCAACCCAAGTAGGTATAACAGGTGTTACGGCAACAGGGTCTGTTGGGTCTGTTTCTTACGCCCAAGCACTAACTGCCGTAACTGCCACAGGTTCAGTAGGCACCGTTGGGGTTTCACATAGCCAAGAAGTTACCGGCGTTACCGGCACAGGTTCTGTAGGCACAGTTGTAGCCACTCTCGTAGAGCAAGAAGACAGCGTTACCGCTACAGGTTCAGTAGGCACGGTTGGAATTTCAGTGTCCGTTGGGCTTACCGCAGTGAGTGGAACGGGGTCTGTTGGAACGGTAGCCATTGCACATGGCCCAGCACTAACCGCCGTAACTGCCACAGGGTCTGTTGGCTCTGTAGCGATGGGTAGTAGAACGGTTGCCATAACAGGCGTCACCGCAACAGGCACTGCTGGAACGGTTAGAACGTGGGAAAATGTAAACACAACAGAAACGGCTGATTGGACGGATGTCCTTAATATTGTTTATTACGAAGACTCAGGCGCATTTAGTGGTGGTGCTATAGCAGCTACGACCATATCAGGAAATATAATTACGTTGTCTCGTCCAGACCTGCCGGTAACTTGGACAGATGTAAACGCAGCAGGAGCGACAACTTGGTATCCAATAGCGGCATAAAGGATTAAAAATGGCTTCCACTTACAGCAGTAATCTTGGGATTGAACTCATTGGCTCGGGCGAACAATCCGGCACTTGGGGAACAACCACTAATAACAACCTTGGCACCTTGCTAGAACAGTCTATTTGCGGATACGGCACTGCGGCGGTTACTACCGGAAACACCACAACCATGACGATGCCTAATGGGGCTTCTGGCGTGGCTCGTAACATGGTTATCAGCGTTACCGGAACGGGTGGGGCCAGCACATTCTTGGAAGTTCCGGCAAGTAAGACCAAGCTGTATATAATTTTTAACGGTGCTACAGGTGCAATTACAGTAAAGCCTACAGGTTTTTCTGGGATATCGGTTCCCGCTTCAACCAAAGCCGTTTTGTATTGCGACGGAACCAACATCGTAGATGCTGCTAACTATTTCTCATCACTGACTCTTGGTGCGGCTCTGCCGGTAGCTTCTGGTGGGACGGGTCTGGCAACACTGACTGCTAACAACGTCATCCTTGGTAATGGTGTAGCAAGCCCAACCTTTGTGGCACCTACTACAAACGGCAACATCCTGACCGCTAACGGCACAACTTGGGTTTCTTCTGCTCCCGCTACTAACGGCACGGTAACTTCGGTTGCTATGTCTGTGCCAACATTTTTGTCGGTTGCTGGCTCTCCGGTTACAACTTCTGGAACGCTAGCGGTTACTCTGTCTGGAACGGCTCTTCCTGTAGCCAACGGTGGAACGGGGTTTACCTCAACAACGGCGTATGCTGTTTACACTGGCAACAGTGCCGGAACGGGATTTACCGCCATTGCTAACGGCACCACAGGCCAAATACTACAGGCAACAACTAGCGGCGCTCCTGTCTGGGGTAGCACTTATGCTGGAACAGTTACCAGTGTAGCTGCAATAACTCTTGGCACGACCGGCACAGACCTGTCTAGCACTGTTGCAAACGGCACAACGACGCCGGTTATCACGCTGAACGTGCCAACCGCCTCTGCGTCTAACCGTGGGGCGTTGAGTGCTGCTGATTGGACGACCTTCAACAACAAAGGTTCTGGAACGATAACTAGCGTAACTGGAACCGCGCCGGTTGTTAGCTCGGGCGGCACAACGCCAGCTATTTCAATGGCAGCGGCAACAACGAGCGTTAGTGGTTACTTAACGTCAACGGATTGGAACACTTTCAATGGCAAACAAGCGGCTGGTTCTTATGTAACTGTTGGAGGCGCTCTTGGCACTCCGTCTAGTGGCACTTTAACAAACTGTACATTTCCGACTCTCAACCAAAACACTACCGGATCATCCGCATCCTGTACGGGTAACGCTGCTGGATTATCGTCAACTC